TTTTGTTTTAAAACAGTATTCACTTCTGTTTGGAATTGTTTGTAGAAATTGGGTCCGTGTCCGTGTGCGAATCGTAAGGCATCCTCAAGATTGTCATAAAATAACTCATGTGGGTCTCCATTGATGGTGATCCAATTCGTCAATTCTCGAATGACTTTCGGTGCCATTTCCATGTGCCATATGCCGTAGTAAAACTCATCTCTTCTAAATGTACATTTGAGAAAAGAAAAGTCTTGGACATCTACGTATGGCGCCGTAGTTGTCCCGTCTTTTGTTGGTGCTGTGCAATTGTAACCATAGTGAGTGAAAATTTTGGTGCGATTGAACATGTTGTAAATTGGGGCGTATGCGTCACTCACTGTTCCTCCTCCATCATCTCCGCATACGGCTTCTGCGGTTTCGCGATCTTTTGCTTCACAGTTTGCGTCTTCAGGTTTGCCTCCAGCGATCATCAGCTCAATCCAATTAGCGTAATTCAGAATATCGTGTACTCCGGAATTAGTGTCGGATGTGCAGCCTCGGCCTGAGGGTTCTCCTTGAAACACTCTGTAAACAGTGTCTTCAATGATGTGTATGCGATCGGTCACACTCCACACTGACCACTCTCGTCGGATGTTGTTGTCATTGTCTTCTTCGTGGAATGTCATGAATTGGTTGTCAACTTCGTACTTGTCGTGGATGTCACTTGCTTTCACATTTCCATCCCATTCACCAAAATCTTCTGGCAAGTACTTGGTTCCTTTCTGTTGTAAATGAATCATGAGTGCTGTTGGGTCTGTTCCGTGCATGTCGAGTCCGAGTGCGTATCCTTCTTTAAATCCGATGGTCATTTTGAATGCTTGCATGGCGGCGTATAGTCGGCGATGAGTGATCAACCACGCTACATTGTGAATATTGAAAAATCGCGTCTTGTACAGTCTAGCTATACTTCGACGTTCATCTTTTAAAGTATCCACAAAATAGTTGTGTAGTATCTCGCCTCGCTTCAATCCGTCCCATATTTCATCGAGATGTCGTTGTAAAAAGGGTTTGGGTGTGTAGAGGATTGAGCCATCAGATCTTGTTCCTGTCTCTTCAAACAGAAAGGATCTTCCTTTGGCTCCGGAGGGTCGTAGTTTAACGTAGGGAAATCCGGGTGATGTGTCCATGCGTAGGGGGGGAATGAAATGCTGTCCGGAGATACCGTTAATTGCTTCATCTTGTGTGAGTGTTCGTAAGGGACCATTATAAACTGATGTATACTTTTCCCATGCTCGCACCTTAT